GGCGGTCGATCGCGCACTGGCCGACGGGACGACGCTCGACGCGTTCCGCGCTGACCTGCGCGACATCATGGCCCGCACGGGCCTGACGCTGCGTGGCCGCTTCGGGTGGCGCAGCCGCACCATCCTGGAGACGAACCTCCGCACCGCCTACGCCGCGGGCCGGTGGGAGCAGATCCAGAGGCTAAAGGACGCCCGCCCCTACCTCCGCTACGAGGCGGTGCTCGACAACCGCACCCGTCCACAGCACCGCGCCTGGCACGGCACGGTGCTGCCGGTCGATCACGAGTTCTGGCGCACCCACTACCCGCCGAATGGCTGGGGCTGCCGCTGCACCGTGCGCAGCCTGTCGGAACGGGATCTCCGTCGCTACGGCTACACCGTCACGGATCCGCCGCCGCCCTCCGGCAGCCTGCCTCGCAGCGTCCGCACGCCGGACGGCAACCGCATCGTCGAGCTGCCGCCGGGCATCGACGAGGGCTGGGACCACAATGTGGGCATCCTGGCCGAGCGCTGGCGCGGCCTGATCCCCGAGCCTCCACCGGCCGGGCCGCTGGTGGACGCGGCGGAGGCAGCCGGCTCCGCCACTGCCTCCGCCATTGCCCAGGCCGCGGTGCGGGCTGCGTTGCCGCCCATGCCGCCACCGCGCGCGCTGCCGGCATCGCTGATCCTGCCGGCGGGGATGCCGGACGAGGCGTATGTGCGCGCCTTCCTCTCGGCGTTCGGCGCGACGATGGAGCGGCCGGCGCCGTTCCGGGACGTGACGGGGGAGACGCTGCTGATCGGCGCCCCCCTGTTCACGACCCAGCAGGGCGAATTGAAGGTCGGCAAGCGCGACCGAGCGCGCTATGTGCTCTTGCTGGCTGAGGCGGTCCGCGCCCCCGACGAGGTGTGGGACATCATCGAGCCCGCCAGGATTGCCCGCCCGGACCGGCCACGCTTCCTGTTCCGGCGTCGCTTCGTCGCGCGGTTCAGCGTCGCGGAAATGATAGAGCCGGCGTTTGTCGTCTTCGAATGGAGCCGCGCCGTGTGGTCTGGCGTGACGGCCTTCCGACCATCCGAAGCGGAGTACATCGACGCGCAGAGGCGTGGCCGGCTCGTCTATCGTCGAGAGGATCGCTGAGGGCGTCCCGCCCACCCTCAGCTGCGCCGATCTCCGCGGTGGGCGACGGGCGCCGGAGGGATCGGATCGCAGCAGCACCATACGCCAAGTGCCGCCCCGGCGCCACCATCACCGCGAGCCCCTAGGAAGCCCGCTGGCGGCGTTTCGGCGCCGGCCGCACCCGACATACCCCCGGGCGATTGGACCCCGCTCTTAGTGGCCTCTTTGCGCTCTTATTCCGGTCTGGCGGGGTGGGGTCGCGGTGCGCGGTCGGGTCGGCGGGGTGGATGGGCCCTGGCGGGGGGGGCAAGTGCGCCTCGATGCGCACTTGGTCGGGCGGCTCGCGCGTCGCGCGTGCGGGGGGGCTGAACGCCGTCAGCCTGAAGCGCGGCCCGACGTCTCTCTACCGTGCACCGCATGACGACCGAGAGCAAGAGCGATCAGCGCCTGCAGGCGACGGCCATCGAGGTGTTCCGCGCGGGCACCCATGTCGATGCGTCCGGCCGGCGGCTCGCGTTTTCCGACAGCGACGTGGCGGCGATCGCCGCGTCCTACGACCCGGCACTGCACGAGGCGCCGATCGTCGTCGGCCACCCGCGCGACGATGCGCCGGCCTATGGCTGGGTCGGTGGCCTGACGGCCGATGGCGGCATGCTGCGCGCGGACGCGCACCAGGTGGACCCGGGCTTCGCCGAGATGGTGAACGCGGGCCGCTTCAAGCGGGTGTCCGTGTCGCTCTACGCGCCGGACAGCCCGGCCAACCCCAAGCCTGGCGGTTGGTACCTGCGGCATGTCGGGTTCCTCGGCGCGCAGCCGCCGGCGGTGAAGGGCTTGAAGCCCGTCGCCTTCGCCGGATCGGACGAGGGCGTCGTCGAGCTGTCCGAGACCTGGACGCTCGGCCTGGTGGCGCGGCTGTTCCGCAGCCTGCGCGAGATGCTGATCGGCCAGTTCGGCCAGGAGGCCGCAGACCGGGCGCTACCGGCCGACACCATCGACACGGTGGCCGATGCCGGCCCGCTTGTCCCACCCGCGGCGGGCACGCCGCTCTACGCCGAACCCCAGAAGCAGGAGGAACCGCCCGTGGCGGACACCACCCCAGAGGCGCAGCTCGCAGAGCGCGAGCGGCGCATCCTGGCCGAGGAGCAGCGTCTCGCTGCCGATCGCGCCGCCTTCGCCGAGGAGCGGGCCGCGTCGCGCGCGGCCGAGGATGCCGCCTTCCTCGATCGCATGGTGGCCGAGGCGCGGCTGCCTGCGGATGCCCGGCCACTGGCCGCGGCGCTGCTCGCCCGGGCCGACGCGATCGAGGTCGCGAGCTTCGCGGACCTGGCGGAGACCGAGCATGGCGCGCTGCGCCAGCTCATCGAGCGCCTGCCGCCCGCCGTGGCCTTTGGCGAGGCCGCGCCCCACGCGGCGATCAGCGTGGCGGACCCGGGCAGCCCCGCATCCATCGAGGCCGCGGCCGACGCGCTGATCAAGGCGCGCGCCGACGCCGGCCAGACCCTGACCTTCCGCGAGGCCGTGCGCCTCGTCGTCCAAGAGGAGACCCGCGCGTGACCGATCCCGCGATCATCAAGGCATTCACCGCCGGCCCCGGCGGCGTGCGCCAGTTCCGCCTCGTGCAGCCCGGCGCGTCCGATGGCCTGGCCATCGAGAGCACGGCCGTCGCCAACTTCATCTTCGGCGTCTCGTGCCAGCCGGGCACCGCGCTGGAGGGGCAGCGCGCCGACATCGTGCTGGCCGGCATCGCCGACGTCGAGGCCGGCGGCACCATCGCGCGCGGCGCGCTGGTGACGACCGACGCCCAGGGCCGCGCGGTGACTGCCGCCCCGGCCGCCGGCGTCAACAACCGCATCCTCGGCATCGCGCTCGTCGGCGCAGCGTCCGGCGACATCTTCCAGGTCCTGCTCGCGCAGGGCTCGGTCCAGGGCTGATCCAGGAGAAATTCGCCCGCCCACCCCACACCGCCTGGGCTCGCGCAGGGCTCGGTCCAGGGCTGATCCAGGAGACACGACACCATGGCGAACGCCACCTTCCCCATCCAGCCCGCGCTGACCGCGATCGCGATCCGCTATCGCAATCCGGTCACGATCGCGGACATGGTGCTTCCGCGCGTGCCGGTCGCGACGCAGGAGTTCAAGTATTTCCGCCACACGCTGGCGGAAAGCTTCACCCTGCCCGCCACCGCCGTGGGCCGCCGCAGCAAGCCGAACGAGGTCGACTTCACGTCCGCCGAGGTCCCGGGCTTCACGAACGACTATGCGCTGGACGATCCGATCCCGCAGGCCGACCTCAACAACGCGCCGGCGAACATGGACGTGCGCGGCCGGGCGACGGAGGGCCTCGCGGATCTGATCGCCCTCGACCGCGAGGTCCGCGTGGCGAACCTCGTATTCGCGCTCAACACCTACGCGTCCACCAACCGCACGACGCTGTCCGGCACGTCGCAGTGGTCGGACTACACCAACAGCAACCCCATCAATGCGGTGCTGACCGGCCAGGACAGCATGATCATGCGGGGTAATGTGCTGGTGCTGGGCCAGGCGGTCTGGACGGTGGTGCGGCAGCACCCGCGCGTCGTGCAGGCGGTCTATGGCACCTCGCAGGGGGCTGGCGTCGTGACGCGCGAGCAGCTGGCGCAGCTGCTGGAGATCGACGAGGTGCTGGTCGGCCAGGGCTGGGTCAACACCGCCAAGCGCGGCCAGACGCCGACGATGACGCGCGTCTGGGGCAAGCACGCCGCGCTGCTGCACCGGGACGGCATGGCGGACACCCGCGGCAACCGCACCACGTTCGGCTTCACGGCCCAATGGGGCGAGCGCGTGGCCGGTGCGATCCCCGATCCGAACATCGGGATGCGCGGCGGCGAGCGGATCCGCGTGGGCGAGAGCGTGGCTGAGGTCATCTCGGCCAGCGACCTCGGGTACTTCTGGCAGAACGCGGTGGCGTGATGCGCATCATCGCACTGTCCACGATCGAGCATGACGGCCGGCGGGTCCCGCAGGGCGAGGCGCTCGTCCTCGATGACGCCGCCGCCATGGCGCTCGTCAACGCGGGCGCCGCGTCGATCGACCGCGTCTACTCGAACGACGCGGCCGACGAGGCCGGCACCGAGCCCGACGCCAACGACCCGGCCGACGACGCCGGCGCCGAGCCCGACGCAACGCCACGCCGCAAGAAGCGCTGACGCATGTACGCGACCGTCGCCGATCTCGAGACGCGCTACGGCGCCGCCGAGCTGGTGGAGCTGACCAACCGCGCCGGCGGCCAGGACCGCGACGACGCGGTGCTGCTCGCCGCGATCGGCGACGCGTCGGCCGAGATCGACGGCTACCTGGCCAGCCGCTACGCCGTGCCGGTCAGCCCCGTGCCGCAGGTGCTGGTGGGTGCGGCGGCGGCGATCGCCCGCTACAGGCTCCGCGGCCCGTCTGCCGGGGACACTGTGCGGCGGGACTATGACGACGCGATCCGCCTGCTGCGCGACATTTCCGACGGCCGGGCCGGGCTGCAGGGCGCGGCCGCACCTGGCGTCCCGGCGGCGGGGACGGTGCATGTGGATGCGCCGCCGCGGCGCATGTCCGTCTCGCACCTGTCCGACTACACGGCCTACGGCGGCGGCTGATGGCGGCACGCATCACCATCACGGTCGACGACGCCGAGGTCCAGGCGGCGCTGGCGGAGGCGTCGCGGCGCGCATCGGACCTGGCGCCGCTGATGGACAGGATCGGCGCAGCCCTGGTGTCCAGCACCCAGGCGAGGTTCGAGGCGCAGGCCGGGCCGACAGGCGTGCCGTGGCGGCGATCGATCCGCGCCGAGCAGGGCCTGGGCCAGACGCTGCTCGACAGCGGCCGGCTGCGCCAGTCGATCACCCACCGCGCGTCGCGCGACCAGGTCGATGTCGGCACTAATGTGCTCTACGCCGCGATCCACCAGTTCGGCGGCACGATCCGCGCCAAGACCGGGAAGGGCCTGCGGTTCCGCATCGGCGACCGGTGGGCGACAAAGAGCCAGGTCACGATCCCGCCGCGGCCGTTCCTCGGCCTCGACGACGACGACCGGGACGAGATCGTCACGCTCAGTACGCGATGGCTCCGGCCGGGCGGTGCTGCGTGATCGAGGGTCTGCGCGACATGCTGGCGGCGATCGATCCGCCGCCTTTCCGCCACATCGGCCTGGCCGCGGAGTATGCGTCGCTCGATGCGCCGCCACCGCCGGCGCGGCTTCCGGCGGCCTATGTGATCGAGACCACGGACACCGCCGAGGCGAACGGGCTGCTGACGGGCGGCGTGCGGCAGCGGCTGACGCGCGGCTTTGCCGTCGTCTTCCTCGTCTCGACGCTGCGGGACGACAAGGGCGGCCAGGCAACCATCAGCCTCGCACCACTCCGCCAGGCGGTGCGCGTCGCGCTGCTCGGGGGCGCGCCGTCCGATGCCTATGAGCCGATCACCTACAGCCGCGGCCGGCTGCTTGCGGCCGAGCGCGGGATCCTGGCCTGGCAGGACGAGTACCAGGCCCGCACGATGCTGAGGAGCGCCTGATGACTGACACACCCGCCGCGCCGCTCGCCTACCCGACGGAGGGCGGCAGCTACGAGCGGCTGCCCGACGGCACGCTGCGCCGCCTCGACGCCGACGCGCCCCCGCCTGCGGGGCAGCCCGCCGGCAAACCGACCACTACCCGGAGGACCGCCTGATGTCCGGCAGCCTGCGCAGCCACCGCTCCGCGATGCTCGCGAAGCTCGAGACCACCTATGCCACGGACTCGGTCCCGGTCGCCGGCACCGACGCAGTCGTGCTGCAGGAGGCCGAGATCACGCAGATGGACGCCGACGCCGTCGAGAGGCCGCGGCTGACGCCGCATTTCGGCGCCCGGCCCATCGCGCTGACCGCCCTCAAGATCCGCGCGACCGCGCAGGTGGACCTGGCTGGCTCGGGGACAGCCGGCACCGCGCCCGCCTATGCCCCGCTGCTGCGCGGCTGCGGCATGGCGCAGACGATCACCGCCGGGACGAGGGTGGACTACACGCCCATCTCGGCCGCCGAGGAAAGCCTCAGCCTCTACTGGTTCCTGGACGGCCAGCGGCAGCGTGCGCTCGGCGCGCGCGGAAGCTGGGGCCTTGAGATCGCGGCCAACCAGTTCCCGCGCCTCACCTTCGAGTTCCTCGGCCTCTATACCGCGCCGACCGAGGTCGCCCTGCCGGCGACGACCCTGACCGCGTGGCGCGAGCCGCAGGTCGCGAACACCACCAACACGCCGGTCGTCACGCTGGACGGCCTGACCGTCGCGCTGGAAAGCCTGCGCTACCGCCACAACAACGACCTGGTGTTCCGCGACCTGGTCAACCGCCGCTACGTCAACATCCAGGAGCGCCGGCCGGTGATCGAGGTGGCGATCGAAGCGCCGACCCTCACGGCCAAGAACTTCTGGGCGCTGGCAGAGGCCGGCACCACCTTCGCCGCCGTCGCGCGCCACGGCGCAGCGGCAGGCAGCATCGCCGAGCTGACGGCGCCGCGCTGCCAGATCAGCCAGATCGCCCGCCGCCCGGCCGATGGCGTCGAGATGCTCGACATGACGCTCGTCGTGCTGCCGAACACCGGGAACGACGAGGTCACGCTGTCCGTCCGCTGAGCCATGAAAGGGCCGCCGCATGTTCGTGTTGATGAAGGAACACCGGTTCTCCTGGCCGGTCGCGTTCGATGTGCCGATGGAGCACGGCGCCCGCGTGGCGCAGGGCTTCACCGCGCGATTCCGCGTGCTGCCGCAGAGCCGGATCGAGGACATGAGCCTGCGGCCGGCGGAGCTGATGGCCGAGGCCGTGGTTGGCTGGGAGGGCGTGCTGGACGAGGCCGGCCAGCCCGTCCCCTTCAGCGCCGCCACGCTGGCCGACCTGCTGGACATCCCGTTCATCCTGGTCGGGCTCGCCCAGGCCTATGCGGACGCGGTCAGCGGGGCGGGTGCGCGAAAAAACTGACGGAGGCCGCGCGCGCGCTCGTCGCGGGCGCGCCGGCCGGGGATGAACGCGCGGCGGAGATGCGGGCGCTCGGCGCGGTCGGCGCGGTCGCGAAGCCACGGCCGGGCCTCGCCATCTGGCCGGAAAACTGGGCGGCGGTGCGCGCCATGGCGGCGATGGCGACGCAGTGGCGGCGCGCGGGAATGGCAGGGATCGAGGTCGGGCTTGACTACGCCGTGCTGCCGGTCGTGTGCGCCGCGCTGGCGCTGACGCTGGACGAGGACCTGCTGGGCCGGATCCGCGTGATGGAGGCCGCGGCGCTGTCGGCCCTGGCCGAGGCGAGGCGCTGACATGGCGGGCGACATGCAGGTCA